TGCCAGTTCTCGCCGCTCGTGTGCCCGCCGACGGCCCACTCTGGACGGCCCCGATAGACGGAGCCGTCCTTGCGGACATAGTAGTGATAGGCGATGCCCGCCCAGCCGCGCGCGAGATGGGCGCTGTGCACGGCCTCAACGGAGCCGTCCGCCGCCGCATGGTGCAGCACCACGGCGTCGGTCACGACGCGCTGTGTGAGCGCGTGGGCCCATTTGAGGTTTACGTCTATAATCTCCATATCAAACCTCCTGTTGACTTTGCGGCTCCCACCGAGTATAATGAATGTAGAAAAAGGCGCTGCCGATAAGCGGTTAGCCTAGAGTTTAGTCATAGAAATGACCGCACACTTTGGCCGGGGCGGTCATTTCTTTTTGCAGATCTGAATTATCAGACCGGCAAAGCCTATAAGTACAAGCGAATACGCAAAAAGCTCATCGTATGTAACCATAAGCGTCACCTCCCTTCCCAGGGAAGTGCTAACCGCCTACCGTTTTATGGCAGCGCCCGCCCCTCCTCATCGGAGGGGCTTTTTCATTTTACATGGAGCGCCGCATGTTGTCAATCACTCCGCCGCCTCCTGCTCAGGCTCCTCTGGTATATCGAACTCTCCGGCGCGGTATGCGTCAATGAGAGTTTCGAGCCCGGCGCGGTCGGGATAGACCTTGACGGCGGCGTCATAGCAGCGGCGCACGAAGTCGTGCCACTCGCCGTAGGCGCCCTTCTGTTCCTCCTCGGTCATTGCGGAGAAAGCCTCGTGCGCAGCGGCGACATCGAAGTCGCCGAGGTCGACGGCCTCGGTGTTCGCCCTCTCGCCGGAGCGGATGTCGGCGCGCAGCATGTCATAAGCGATGCCGATGTCGACGTCCAGGGCCTTGCTGATGGTGAAGATCTCGTAAACGTGGTCAATGAAGCTGAACATAGTATGTACCTCCATAAATCAAATTAAGTTAGTCTTTCTTCGGGGTCTCATAGGTCATTGCCTGAGCGCTGTCGCTCACGCCGCTGGTGGTCGGGTCGGTCACCACGCCGAGGATGACGAGCACGCCGAACACGGCGTTGACGACCGCGAGCAGCTTGTCCCCCAGCTCACCGAGGTCGAGCGTGTACCCAAACACGGCGGCGACCGTCTGGATGAGCAGGAGCACGGCGGGGATCACCGCCAGCCAAAAGGTCTTGTTTTTGAATCGGACAGTCCAGTTAATCATGTGTCTCACCTCCTTAAAGGCCGAAACGACCCAGAATAAATGCGATAAACGCGGCCAAGATAGCCCATATCGTCTTATCAACAATGGCGTCCCAGCGCTTTTTGGGCGCCTGTTGCTGTCCCTCCTGCCACGTGACGAGCTTGTCTATGTTGCGGTTCATGCTCTTGAGCTGCTCGTCGAGCCTGGCGTCGCGGTCAATCTGTTCTCGCTGCCAGTCATAAAACGCATTGTGGAATTTTTTTGAATCGTCGCGCCATGTCTCAAGCGCCTCAATGCGCGCCTCAAGCTTTGCCGCTGCGGCCTTGCCGATGCAGTCGCGCTCGGGGTCTATGATGCATTTCTCGTCGGCCATATTGAGCCTCCCTTATTTATAATGCGGGCGCTCCCCGCCCTCTACTGCCCATCTCATCCAGTCAAACGCCGGTATCATCACCAGCGACAGCGCAAACCACAGCGCAGCATACTGCGGGCATATCTGCCCCCAGAGGTTGCCCCACATGTGGGAGTAGTCCCACACGCCGATATCAAGCCACACGTTGAGCACAAGCCCCGCCGCCAGCTCGCAGGCGGTTATCGCGGCGGTGCAAGCAAGCGCCTGCACAGGCAGCGGCACAGCCCAAGGCAGTTGCGCCCCGCAGCGCTCCAGCGGCACGGACAGGATTATTGCTAGCGCCAGCATCGTCCACGATATGCGCTCCGGGTGCCCTCCTATGGTTTTGTAGGCGACCTCGAGAAAGAAGTACATCGTGCCGCCGAAAAACCACAGGAGCACCGACAGGACACGGTTACTGTACCGAGTCATAGTCCACCTCGATTGCCTCCAGCTCCTCCATCGTCGAGGTGCTGCGCATGGCGACCTCCTGCATCTGCTGATATGTAACCAGCGACGTCACCCTCGCGTCGATGGCAAAGGCCAGCGCCGTGAGGTCGGCGAGCGTCCACTCTTTGCAGACCTCGCCGGTGCTGTTCCAGGTGAGATGATACTCGGCGGACATAGTCTGTGCCATGGTTGCGGACATGATTTTCGAGGTGAGCTGCTGCTGTTTCTCGGCTGTAATTGCGTAATATTCGCCGTCCGTCCATTGCAGAGGATGAGCCGCGAGGTAGGCAGCGAGGTCGGTCTTGCTCTGCGCTATGCGGGCAGCTTTGTGCTCATCTAAAGTCTCTGGTGGCTTTGTCGGCATCCCGTTCGCGTCGAGTATGGATTCTAGTTCTGCTATGCGTCTCGTTTCTTCCGTCTCAAGCTTTACATAGATGCGTTTCCCATTTTCCTCTCGTTCGACATAGCCAGCACGCGGTGGTAACATCGGTCTTGTGATTGGCATAAATATCCCTCCCTAATCATTTTGCTTTTATATAAGCATATACACCGTCAAGTGCAATATTAGGAACTTGTGCAGCAAGTGGATTGGCAATAGCATAGATCTTCCCGCTATTGCCCATAACTGCAAATTGTTCCCCGTCATATATCGGGTTGTCGCCTCCAAAATTACCGCTTCCGCCAATATATGAAGCATCTATCGTTTGCCAATCAGGATTTGTAAGTCTTCTCGTAGCATAAAATTCGTCACCGATTTTGAAGAAATAAACTGAATCGACAAAATACATCGTGAAATCAGCCGCAGTGTCGCTACCTGTATATGGAGTTTCAAGTTCATTCCACGAACTGCTGTTCAAGGATGAAGCATAATATACGGTTTTAGCTTGGTTACCTGTACCGTAGATGAAATATTTCCCATCAAAATAATAGATGTCATAGTTTTGATGTTGCCTCGGCAGATTAACCTGATTCCAACTGCCTGCGGGTGTATCTAGGTCAGTCGTATAATACAACTCGTGATTACCAATAATGCTATCTTCGCGAGCATACCAGTAGCCATTCACAAAGCCCAACACCTGATATTCAGACGGAACCTTAACCCAAGAATTCAAGCTGGGAGATGAGCAATAGTAACTCCAGTCGTTTACATTGCTATAAACAACATATATCCCGTTACCATACGCTGTCATGCGTGATCCCGAGTTTTGTGATGTAGAGTGCGGACGGCGCATCGTCCATGATGTAATATCTGAGTCAGCATAATAGAATTCTGCATTATCGTCTCCTGCTGCAAACCAATAATGGTTAGGGTCCCCAGCAACGGGTACTGCTGCATTTCCACTTGCCGCACCATTTTTTGATGTATAAGTCCCAGTTAGAGAAGTTGCAACATGACAATAGTCTCCAGCGGTATAGACATAGTTCTCTCCGTTATAATACAGATCGCCAACTGTGCTTGTTCCCAAATCTTTCACCATATTCCAATTCACAGGCTTTTGAGGTAGCATTGGGTATAATTCAGGGTAAAGATCAGGAGAAATAGTCTGTCCATTGCAAAGCAGCCAGTCGTCACCCAAATCCGTCCGTGTTGTGAAATAGATATCACCGACTTCGTATGAGTCTTGATTCGCCTCTATCGTATCGCTCATCGCCTGAAGCTCCGTTTCGTCCAGCGCGGGTGCCGCGTTGTTGTGCCACGTCGGAGCTACGTATTTCCCACCAGATATAGGCATGTTCTACCATCCTTTCGTTTTTTGTATCATTCAGGCCACGAAGTTATCGTCGCGACCGGAAAGTCGTTTACCGAGGTGCAGTTTATCGTCATGCTGCCCGTCTGACCGAGCGGCCTCGAAAAACCGGTGATAAGGTGCCGCTCCACCGGCGCGCCGGGCTTGTCGGTTCTCTGTAAGGTCACAAGATTGTTCTCCACAAGGTGAAACATCTGCTGGCATGAGATGGTCACCGATTTTTGCAGCACCGACATGCGCTTGAGCTTCCAGGCTGCGAGGTCTTGGCACTGCTGGTCGGTCGAATACCCCGCCGCCGACTCGCGATATGTCCGCCGCCCGAGCGAGGTATAAATATTGGTGTCGCTCATAGGGTCCATATTTGTCGCCCGCCCGCTCGGCTGCTTGTACTCGCTGAGCCCCTCACCGAGGATGATTATGTCGTTATAGACATCCGTGTTGTTGACGGTGTACGTCGCGCCGAGGAACTGGGCCTCCGCCGGCGTGAATGCATAGAGCACGGGTTTTGACGTGTCGAGAATGTCATCCTGCGACGGCTCAACCCGCAGCGCGCCCGTCTGGTCGTAGCCTATCCACGCCGCCAGCATTTCCGCAAGCCCGAGCTCGATGTCTGCGTATGTGCCGTTCTCACTGTCGATGATGAGCGTGTAGGGACTGAGCAGCATTGAAATGCTGTCCCCGCTCGGCAGCTCTGTCGTTTTCTCATTGAAATAGTTGGTGAATATCGGCGGCACCGAGTCGACAACGAAGCCGTTGCCGCGGTCGAGCTTGAGCACCGAGGCCATGGCGTCGAAGATGTTGGTATTCACATCCACCTGATAAGTCCCCTCGAGATTGCCGAAAAGTGTGCCGTCGAGATATGCCCACTTGTCCACAAGCGAGTATTCTGCGAATTTGTGCCCAGGCTGCAAGGTCTCGGCCGGGTTTTCGACATAAAACACGCCCTGCGGGAGGTAAAACTCGCTCCCGTCGGGGAGTATCATCCCCTCGTCGAGCGCTATCTGCTGCCCGAACCACACATGGTTGATTCCGTACTCGTATGCGTCGTCGAGATTCGAGAGCAGCACCGAGGCTTGCCGCCGCTGTCCGTTTTGGAGGTTTACTGATATGTCGCCCTCCTGAACGAACGCGCGGCTACGCCTGTTGCGAGGATTGTTGTCCAGTGCAAAGGCCGTCGAGCCGTCAGGATTCAGAAAGCGCAGACGGCAGAGCTTAAAAAACGAGCTTTTCAGCGCCGACAGATATGCCCGATACCGCTCCTGTTCATTCACGAGTCCTCACCTCCTTGCAGTTCCGTCCAGAATTCATCGCCGGGAGCGGATATGATGGATACGCCGCCCTCCATACTCCCGACTTCCGCCCACGGCAGCGCCACGCTCTGCGCCTGTTCCGCGCTGTTGTCCAGCGTCGTCAGCGTTATGGCTGCGGATATCGCCACGCGCCAGAAATCGCCGCGCCTGTTCTTGAGGAACAATGCGTTCTGAGACGCGCTGAGCGCCATTATGGCGTTGCTGAGTTCAACTGTGTCGCTGTACTCTCCCCTCTCAACGCGGCCTATGTACGAGCTGAGAGAGCCGCTGTGATAGTTCACGGTTTTCGGCTGTATCAGCGGGTAGGGCGTGAAGTTCTCATGCAACTCGGGGCCGTTGTTGTTGCTTATCGTCCCGCTGCTCAGGTTCAGTCCGAAGGCATACTCGGCCAGGACATGATAGGCCGGGTCGCTCCCCGTAGGTTCTGAGCACTCTAGCAGCGTCCAGTTCCAGAATACCGGCTTCACCGGCGAGCTGATGAGCGGAGTCGTGGCATAAGTCGTCGTGCCGAGCGCAAACATGTAATACTGCACACTCGTCTGTGACGGCACGCCGTAGTCTATGAGCTCAAGCGTTGTCAGCGGCAGATCGGCGATATGCAAAAGTGTGCTCGCGTCTCCGTCGCGCCGGTAAATGGCGAAGCCGTCGATACCGGAGCCGAGCGTGTTGATATTTCCGGCCCCGAGCCCCGTGGAGAAGTCCGTTCCGAAAATCGTGCCGCCCTGCCAGTCGATGGTAGGTGTATATCCTGTTTGCTGCATAATGGCGTCGACTTCATCGTCGGTCATCGCCGTATCTTGCACATACAGGTAGTTGCATGTCTGAATCCCGACCAGTTTCAGCGAGGTTATCGTAAAGTCCCCGAGGTCAAGCGCCGACGAGAATACCCCGAATATCTCGCGGAATCCCACAGGCACCGGATACAGCGTCGCTCCCGGATAGAGTGTCGTGCTCGGGAAGAGTCCATCCAGAAATCGGGTCTGCTGTACGGATATCCCGTTTGGCCGTATAACTACGGTCCATTCGTCCAATTCGACCGCGGATATAGCCTGTGAGTAAAGCTGCGTCTCACCGAGTGTTACGCTCAGCGCCGTCGCCGTGATGCTCACGGCCAGGGGGCCGCCCGCCGAGCCGATCTCCAGCACATTGCCGGTCAGTCCCGCATTGCCCTGCCATATTATCGTCCACGGCGGTGCATACGACATCGGCCTGCCGGTCACAGTGTCCCAGGTCACGCTCGAGCCCTCGGGCAGCGTCAGCTTGCCGTCGGTTATCGTGTAGTCGCCGTCAGCCTCTCCGGGGATATACATGAGTGCCGGCCACGCGACGAGCACGCCAGAGGTGCCGCAGCGCCGCTTTGCCGTCACTATGCCGCCTATACTTTCGGCAGAGTAATCCACATTGAAGTTCTGCCAGCCCGTATCGGCCTGTACGCCATTCACAGTCTCTATCATGCAGCGGACGGCATATTCGGTTCCGGTAAAAAATCCGTCGTAGCTCACCTGTAGCTGCGCCGTGCCGTATATGTTCTGAGTATCGAGTATCGGCTCGTCCGTCTCGTCCGCCGCCGCGATCTGCCAGCGCACCCACATGAGAGCGTCGCCCTGTGCCTGCGAATATGCGGCCGTAAAGGTCGCGCTGCGGGATGCCAGGGGATTTGAAAAACTGTTGATACTGAGCGTAGGCGCCGCCCTGGTGATAAAGGCCGAAGCGCTCGTCTGAGTCACCGATTCCTCGTCGGTGTCGCCCCACCACTGTTGAATAATTATCTTATAGGCTTCGCCATTCACGACGCCCGCATCTGAGAGTGCCGAGGCAGCTATCGTGTAGCTGAAAAACTGCACATTGCCGGCGTAATCCGTGCCGTAAAACGGGCAGCCGTCCGTGAGTTTGCCGGTCGAATACACCTGCGTCGATGCCGCGTCCTGCTTGTATATGGTTATCGAGAACGCTGCCATGGCGCTGTTGCCGTTCACCTGCCACGACACGACGAGCGGCTGTGTCGCGTCGACTGTGCCGTTGCCGAGCCCGCCGAAAGTGGAGGGGCTTATGTTGGTCGGCGCAAAAAGCATTTGTCATCACCCCTCCCTGTCAGTAATTCGAGCTGTGCAGCGACAGCACCCTCATCCGCCGCGCAAGCTGCGCCACGGTGAGGCTCTCGGCCTCCTGAGCGCCTATCTGCACTCCGTTGAAATAGTAATTGGCTCCCGTGTTGTTGTTCACTACTCCGCCCCCTGCGCTCGCCGGTGCCGGGATTGGCGTGTCGTGGTTTGTCCCGAAAAGATATCCGAGCTGCGCCACCCGCTCCTGGAATACCGCATTACTGGACGGCGAGAGCATAGCCTGCGTGAGTTTCGGCGGCAAGACCATCTCGTCCTGCGTCGTGGCCTTTATCCCGCCGAGCCCCTTGAGCACGCCGCCGCTGTCAAATGTTGGCTTCCTGCTCGCTGACCACTCCTCGTAAAGCTCGTCGTTTGTCCTCCAGCCCTCTTCTTCGAGATCGATTCCCTGATCTTTGATTTTGTCGTTGCGGCGGTCAGCCCAATATTTGAAGCTTTCTTCATCGCCCGCGGAGAGCATTTTCTCCGAATAGTCAACAACGTCGACTGTATAGTCCCCCGACGGCTTGCCTCCGCCACCGGTAAAACTCGCCCCGGATGTGTTGCTTGCTACGGCGTTGTTGTAGTTTGCAAGGCTGCTTAGCATGGCCGCGACGCTGTCGACCGCGGCTTTCATCGCGGGTGCGCCGTTTTCGGATATATCAGTCAGAATTTCAGAGATATCGCGCCCGGGCTCTTCGATGGATTCCTTTATCTTTTCCCATTCTTCCTCGAACGCATCGTAATCCGTCTCAATGGCGTCCTTGCGCTCTTCCATCGCGGCGATCTCCGCGTCGAGAGAATATTCCTTGAGAGCCTCGTCATACTCTTTTTGGGCTTCCTCGAGCGCTTCCTCGGCGCTTGCCACATCCTGCGGGTTCGCCACCCAATCCCATTGGTCTTTCTCGGTGTTGTAAATGCGGACTGTGCGCTGCTCCTGCGCGTCGAGCAGGTCTTGCTGAGCTTCCAGCACGCCCAGCCGCTGCTCTTCGAGGTCATTGAGCTTCTCGGCTTCCTCGTTCTCGGCCTTGAGCTTGTCGATAGCCGCGTCAATGGCTTCTATCTCGTCATCGCGCAGGTCTGCGGCTTCCTCAAGCCGTTTGTCCACGGCTTCCTCAAGCTCGTCCCACAGGTCGTTTTGCAGCTCAAGGATAGCTTTCTGGATGTCCCACCACTCGGAGGACAGGGCGTTTATTTCCGTCTGTTCCGAGCCTATCGAGCGCATGTATTCTGCCTGTTCGTGCAGCGCGGCCTGTATTTCTTTCTGCTTTGCTATCTGTTCCTCGACCGGTGCTCCCTGCTTTTGCAAGAGGTCAAGCTCGCTCTTGAGGAACGCGACGAGCGATTCATGCCGCTCAAGCTCCGGGTCTGTGACAATGCCGCCGCCCCCACCGACTTCTATGTCAGGTATATCGAATTCAGGCAGTACGTCGCTATCGATTATCAGCGAATTGGGGTCTGCAACACCCATACGCTTGAGCGCTTCGACAGCTTGCAGCGTATTCCCCAGCGTTATTAGTTTTCCAGTAAGTGAGCGCACCTGCGCTATATCGGCGCTGGTGTCGATTGTCGTGCTGTTGAATTCGTTTATTTCATTTGTGCTGGTATTGGTCGCGCTCGCGAGCAAGGCTTGAGCCACGGCGGCGGCGTTCACAACGCCCGCTTCTTCCAGCATCTTTATGACAAGGTTTTCGTTTTCCGCCGTCAGGTCGCCCGCAGCTATTTTCTGCTTGATGAGCTCGAGCGTCATCTCGCCGAGTATCCGGTTGAGCTCGTCGGCTGTCAGGTCTGCGTCCGACAGGCGGTTTATGTACTCGTCGATGTTGCTGAGTTCGCCGAATTTCTCGTTTATGTCGCTTATGGTCGAATACGAGAGTTCGCCGTCGTCGGAAAAGTCCTCGAGCGCCTCCTGCGCCACGTCAAGACGCCCCGCGAGGTCGTCGAGCGTAGTCATCAGCCCGGAGAACTGCGCATTTGCCTCTTCGGCCGCATCTGCCGCGTCCTCGGTTGCGTTGGTCTCTTCTTCCTGCGCCTCCGAGAGCGCGGTCAGTATGTCGACCATCTCTTCATACTGAGCTATGCGCGCCTCTTCCTCTTCGGTCAGCTCAAAACCAAGATCACGCCATTCCTTGAGCTGCTCGACATATTCAGTCTCGTCAGCAACCATTCCAGAGATCCCGGACTTGTATTCATCTAGGCTTATCGCCCCGGTGTTATATTTAGATTCAAGACTCCTGAGCGTTCCACCATGTGACATGACCGCATAAGCGTCTTCGGTCATGTTGAATCCGGTTTCTCTGTACGAGACTTTCTCTCGGCCTTCGCGTCTGTTGAATTCCTCTTCTTGCAGGAGACGCTGCTGGTTCCGAATCTCGTCAGCCTGAGCCTCAAGAACGGCCAACCGACGGCGTTCAATATCGGTCAGTTCTTCGCCTTTACTTATGAGCTGGTCATATTCAGAGCCCGCCCCTGTGAGCTGTTCAAGTTCACTGTTTGTGGCTTCAAGCTGTTCTTGCAGCTCCGCATCGCTTGTGGTAAGCGCATCGATAGCTTCGACTATGGAAAATATCGCGAGCGAGCCAGCCGCCACATAAAACAGCGGGCTTTTGAGCATCGCGCCGTTGAGCACGCCCATTGCCCCAGCCGCCGCATGGGCGCCTTTGCTGAGAAGTGCTATGGCTCCCGTGAACAGGCCCGCGCTTATGGCTGCATGGCCAAAGCCTGTGTCGAGTAGGGTGAGACCGCCGGTCAGTACATCGAGGCCGCCCTTTATGTAGTCGGTCTCAACGAAATTCGATACGAGCTGTGTCCATGTGTTCGAAAGTACCTGAGCCTTGCGCGTCCAGGAGTCAAGTGCGTTTGCGACTTCGGCGTCCGCACTGCCGACGGCTCCGCCGAAATCCTCCAGCATAGACTCGTACATGTCCCAGTTCTGTATGAGTGCAAGGAGCTGCGAGGTGCGCAGCTTTCCGCCGATGTCGGAGACCATTTCCATGAGCTTCTGCTCAGTGAGCAGTCCGTCCTCCATCGACTTGGCGAGCCCCGCGATAGCCTCCATCGGGTTTATGACGGAGCCGGTGGCCTCGGCCGCCTCATATGCGTCGCTGGCATAGGTCTTTATAACGTCGCGCAGCCCGGCTATCTCGCCGGTCGTCCAGGTCACGCCCTCGTCTATCTCGGTCTTGGTGTCGCCGACGATGTTGAGCACGAGCGCCCTGAAAGCCCTCGCGGCCTCCGAGCCGCTGCGCTGTGTGACTGCGGTGATGGTGCCTATCGCGGCTGTCAGCTCGTCTATGCCGACGTGCGCCTGCGCCGCGACCGGAGCCACAATGCCGAGGCCCTCTGCGATGGCCTCTATGCTGGTTGCGTATTTGTTATCTATCTCGTTCGCGCCGTCGAGTACGGCGGTGAGCTTGCTTATCTCGCCGTTGTACTTGTAGGCTGCGTCGACTGAGAGGAGAAACTGGTTTGCCGTCTCGGCGGTCACGTCGCCGACTATCTGCGTTTTCGTAGAGAGTTCGGCGAGCGCGGCAGCGTTGTCGCCATAGCCTGCACGGGCAAATTCGGAGACGGAGCTCAGGTATGCATCCGCGCTCTCGCCGTAGGCCGAGGCCGTCTCATAAGCCTGTTTTTCAAGCCGCTCAAGCTCCGCGCCCGTCGCGTCTGTGACCTTGCGGACGGTGACGAGTTCGTCGTCGACCGCTTTCATGGTGCTCAGCGCCTCACGGAAAGCGTTGCTCACGCCCGAGACAATGCCGCCGATGAGATACCATTGCGTGAACTTGCCTATCATCGACGTGAGCGACTGCTCCTGCTTCTTTACAGCGTCAGTACCCTTGCCAGTCTCCCGCGTGACGTTGCGCTGAACTTTGGCAGCCTGCTCCTGCGCAGACGTATATTGGCGCTGCGCGCTCTCCGCCCGCTGTGTGGCCTGAGCAGTTTTATCTCTCGCATTGGTTAGCTCGCCCTCGGCGCTTTTGAGTGAATTCAGAGTGTTGAGCGCCTTGGTGTCGGCTCCGGAGGTGTTCACTTTTATATTGACCGCCGTCGAGTTGAGCGACTTGGTGACGGTTTGCAGCTTTTGCAGCGTCGCGAGCGCCTCGGTCGCGCCTACCGCCTTTACTGACAGAGTTATGATATCGGCCATTTTCCCACCTCGCTCAATCGATGATAAAATTCACGCCGTCGACGTCTATGCCCTGCCGCGCGAGGCCGCGCCTCAGCGCCTCCTGCGCTCTGCCGTTTTCGAGCAGCTCCTGGGCGTATGCCATGAACGGGCGCGGGAACGGCATGTGATATGCCTCCACGCCGTCCTCGATGATAGGAGCCAGCGGGCTTGTGTCTCCGCCGCCCCAGAGGTTTTGCAGTCCCGTCACGTTCTCGGCCATGAGTGTCGTCCCGGTCACGGTCACGACGGTGTTGTCCGGGTCCGTGAGGCCGCCGTTTTCCCTGCGCCGGCTCTCGAAGAGCGGTTCATAAGCCTGATATACCTCGCTCTCCGCTGCGTCGCTCACCGCGACGCGCACCGCCTCGGCCACTTCCAGCGACAGCGCGCTCGATATGGCTGCGTCCAGCTTCGTTATCTTCCCTATCGCCTCGTTGAGGGATATCTCAGCCATGCCGCGCCGCCTCCTTTCAAAATCCGGAAACGCCAGCGCACGAAAAAATAAATTTTTTGCTCGTGCGTTCGCGTTCGCCCCTGCGGTTTTTCCGCAGGGGCTTTTTTTGATGGTTTATCAGCCGGTCACGCTCACATTTGCCACGGTGGTGAACTCCGCCGGGCCGCTCTTGGGATAGGTGATGGTGATCTCGCACTCGCCCGCAGTAGAGCCTCCGGTGATAACGCCGCTGGCCGACACGCTGGTGCCCGCGGGCTCGGAGCCGTCCAGGGCATAGGCGAGGTCGGAGTAGTTCGGCTGCACGAGCTGTCCGCCGCGCATGACGTACTTCACGGGCACCTGTACGGTGCCTCCGGTCGGTACGGTCACCACTCCGCCGACAACGGCCAGGCCGCCGATGTTAGAGCTGGGGTCGTCGGGGACATAGATGTAGTAGGCGAGCACACCGCCGCCGTCATCGCCGCAGATGCCGCTCTCGACTGCCTCGTCGAAGTAGAGCGCACGGCCGGAGAGGTCGGTAGTGTCGGGTGTGGTCTGGTCGCCGACGATGTTTGCAACAGCGCCGAGCTTGAGCAGGGGGATGACGTAGTAGAGCCAGCCGACCCTGGTGCCGGTCTCGCCCTCGGCGTATCCGCTCTGGTTGGCGTAAACGGCCATCTGAGCGGTGGCGTTGTAAACGCCGGGGTTGAACTGGGTGGGCAGCGCTGCGACCTGGGCCGAAGCCTTGTTCACCCAGTACCACACCTTGTAGCTGGTGCCGCTCACAGCGTTAAAGCCCTGGATGAGGCCGGCCTCGGTGATGGGATATGCCTTGCCCGCGTCGCCGACGTAGTTTGCAACGCCGACCTCGAGCACATAGCAGAAGGGGGTGGCGTAGCCGTAGGGCGCAACGGGCGCTCCTGCGGCCGCAACGTCCACAGTGAGGGTCGTGCCGGTGGCCTCGATCACCTGACATTTCGGGGTGATGGCGTTGTAGCTGAGCTGCGCGCCGACCTGCGCCGCCTTGGCGAAGAGGTTAAAGGCCGCGGAGCTGGCCGCCACGTTGATGTCGGAGTCCGACGCGATGACGGTAGCCGCCGGGTTGCCGAGGCCGCCGCGTATCGGGTCGACGTTCGCGCTGGTGGTGATGTTGTTGGTCTGGAACTTGTTGTCCTGATACTTCACGTCGCCGGTCGTGACGTCGCAGAGGACAAAGTTCGCGGTGCCTTTCACATAGAGGCGCGGATCCTGAAATTTAATCATGTGATTTTCACACTCCTTTTTAATTTAATCGGCGGGCGACGGGATTACCGGCGCGCCGCCCGTGCGTTCGACCGCCGCCGCTCCTGCGCCCTGCATGAAGCTCGACATTGGCACGAGCGCGGGGTTGTCCCTCTCCCGCTCATAGCACCAGCTCGGGCAGGGGTTCCCGCCTTTCCACTTCGTCCCCTGAGCCTCGCCGATGCCGCAGATTACAAAGTTGAGCAGCCGCTCGACCGAACGCTTGCGCTGGTAGAACTTTCTCACGCTCCACTTCATCACCTCAGCCTCGTCGCATTGGCTCACGAGCGCCACGGCGGATATTAGGTCGTCGATATCACGCTTGAGCGCGATGTCCTTGCTCGATAGGATGTCATGCTTTGCCTCGAGCAGTTCGATATTTTTGCTCTCGTCCGGTATCTCAAGAGCGTTCTGCGCCGCGAGCACGGCGCGCCAGCGCGAAAACATCACAGGCGTTATGTTCAAAATTTCTTCGCCCATGTCCGCCTGCACACTCTTGAGCCTCGACGGGTCGTGCATGTCCACCGCCACGCGGAAGCAGTCCGTCCTCGCCTCTCTCCCCCGCCCGCAGCCGAGCCGTAGGCATAGCGCGAGAAAGTAGATGGCGCGGGCGAAAAGCCCCGTAGGCGGCATGTGTTCCCTCATCCGGTCGTAGTCGTATGCGAAAAACGCCGACAGGAGCGGCATGGCGGCATACTTTACAGGGAAGTTCTGCTGCATGAACTCTATCGCCGGTCTCACATATTCGAGTTCGTCTATCTCCTCGACCAGTATCGGGTAAAAGGTGTAGCCGTCCATTTCAATCGGTTTGTCCGTGCGGATGGCCTGTTTTATTGCAAGGGGCAGGTCTATCATTTTTTCTTTCCCTCCCGAGTTGCCTGAAAAAAATAGAAAAGGAGAGCAGGGACAGTTCAAAGCTGTCCTCAGCCCTCCTTGGCTTTTCCCGTCGGCTCTTTCCGGCGGTCTCATATGTGTGTATTTAAATATGTATGCGGCACTCAGGCCGTCACACTGTCGTAGTCGACGCTTATGGCGTCGAGCTCGTCCATCGTCTCCGCGGCGTTCATGGCTATCTCCTGCGCCTGCTGATACTTCACAAGCGCTTTCACGCGGTCTTTTATCGCCACGGCCAGCGCCGAGAGCTCAGCGGCGTCCCACTCGCGGCACTGTCCGCCAGTGCTGTTCCACTCGGGCGGCTTGCCGTCAATCTGCGCGGCGGCGATGGTGCCCATAAGCTGGTTCTGTTTCTCCTGAGTTATGGCGTAGTATTCGCCGTCCGTCCATTGGAGAGGATGACTTTCCAGATAGGCGGCGAGGTCGGTTTTGCTTTGGGAGATGCGTCGCTCTTTCTCGCGGCCAAGCTCTTCGGCGAGCAGTTCGGAGTCGTCCATAACTTCAACGGTCTGTGTGCCGTCGGTGTGTACCGTGATGACTGTCATTTCGGCCATTATTTCACCCCCACGATTTTGATATGTGCCCCGCTCTGTATAGAGGTTCCGCTGGATGTACAGATAAGATTTATTTGCGTCAGCTGACTGTACCTGATGCCATCAAACGTGCCCCAAGAATACGCTGTAGTTGACTTCATATGGCAGACAATATTATTTGCCCTGTTGCCGAAAACATTAAAGCACAACACAGCACGTTCGCTATTCGCAGATGCAGCACCAGTCAACGCGACGTACTTCCTGTCGCCGTACGGCTCATAGAAATCGGTATAAAAGTAGCAGTATGACTGATCCTCGCTGGTGGAGTTGTTGAGCCTGACACGCATATAATCACCAGCACGGTTCAACGCGGCGTCGATTATGACAAAAACATACTGATAGTTGCCCCAGTTGGTCGTATCAACGTTGATGTTTAGCTGCGTTCCCGACTGCGAGATAGTAGTCTCAAACAAAGTCTCGCCTTGCTGAAGTACCTCCATCGCGTCATCGAGCGTACTGCCGTTCCCCAGCCCCAGCGCCGCCTGCGCCGCCGCGCTGAGCCGCACCGCCGAGCTCTGCGGCTCCTGATTTTCCTCTATCGTGTCAGTCATGGCTTGCAGCTCCGCAGCATCCAGCGCGGGGGCGGCGTTGTTGTGCCATGTGGGCGAGACGTATTTTCCTCCGCTTATCGGCATACGCCCACCCCCTTGTTGTGGAGATTGACGTACTCAGAGGGAGTACCCCCCCCCCGGTCATGTGCAAGATGTACAATTTGCATAACTCTACTCCTTTCAGTCCTGGCAGCATCCGCTGGTCACGGAGTTGTCGCCGCCGTCCATCCATGTTATTGACATGTGAAGCAGCCTGCCGACATTTGTCCCGTCGTCCGACATCGGGCGCGAGCCGTTGTCGCTGTGCGCTGCGCTCGTGAAGTTGAATCCTCCGACGCCCGCCATGTTCACGCCGTGCAGCGCTTCGAGTATCGCCTGTTCAATGGCGTAGCAGCGCGAGTAGGCCGCGCTCCTGGTGTTGATCTCGAGATTTACGTTTGAGACTATCTCGAAGAAAACGCCGAGCTCCGCCCTGTTCGCCGTCAACGGCCTCGTGCGGCCCATGTATATCTTGAGCGTGGTCTGCGCCTCCGTCTGGCTCTGCCCCATGAATTCCTGCGGGAATATGCGGTATCCTTTGGGATGCGCGCTGCGCTGCTCGTCGGTGTTCAGAACCGGCGTGTCGGGGTCGAACAGCATCGAGAGCTTCTCTCCGGGCGACGGCAGCGGCTTCGAGAGCGGCTGCGCTTCGTCCCACCAGAGGTATTTCGCTATCCTCACCCTCGGCCTCGAGTTGTCGTCCGCCGGCGTGTATCCCGCCTTGTCCGGCATGTCGAGTAGGTATTCGATGATTTTTCTCGGTATGTTCTCGATGCCCGCGTATGTATTCGCCCCCGGCAGTACCCTCTCATATGGATATGTCGGGCTGTTAAAGCTAGGCATTGGTCTTCCCCGCCTTTTTCTTCGCGATGTAACTGGCCAGCTCGTCGCGCGCTTTTTGCAGCTCGGCTACCTGCGCGTTCAGGTATTCGCTCGTGCTCTGCATCATCATCATGGAGAAGATGCGGGTGCACGGGTCGTTCTGTATCTGCACAAGGTTGTATATCTCGATGTTCAGCCGCTTCTCAAGCTCTCGGTAGTCGGATATGAGGTCGAATATGCGGTTGCGCACATCTCCGCCCCGCGTCTTGAGACGTTCGAGCTGGTTGAAAACGTGGCTCCCGGCCCAGCGGTCATAGTCGTCGGCGGACATGAGAAACTTCGTCCCCTCCACGGGCTCAAAATCTTTTTTCAGATAGAGCGCCGCCAGCGCGCCCATGAGATAGCGCTGTTTGCGCGACGGATTGTCCTTGTATATCGACGGCATGGGTATCACCCGCTCGCCGTCCTGCGTGCCGAGCTCCACCTTATCGAGGCAGCTCACATACACATCCACGACAAAGCTCTCTTTCTCGAGCATAGGCACATAAGTCCTCGCGTTCATGATGTCGCTCTCAGTGATCTCGATTTTCATAATCTTATTCTCCTTAAATCAGATTCCATACAGCGCTATCTCAGCCGACGCGCTCGCGCCGCCGTAGCTCACTGTGATGATGAGCGGCTTCTCCGAAGCGCCCCAGCAATACACGGTCGCGCTGTTGCCGTTTATCTCCGTGGAGTATGCCGCCTCGTCGGCCTGTTCAAAACTCCATTCGACTGTGTCGCCGGTAGCGTTGCCGTCCAGATAGTGCGCCGCCGTCAGCGTCGCGGACGAATATGCGCCGATGCTCTCGGGCGGCGTCTCGGTAAAGCCGACGGTCGAGCCGCCGGCGGCCCCGGTTACGGTGATCGCCCATTCAGCCGTATAGGCTGTGTTTTGCATCAGTGTGCATGTGATGCGGCATGTTCCCTCCGACACGGCCGACACACGCCCGGCGCTGTCCACAGAGGCGACCGCCGTGTTGTCAGACTGCCACATGTAGTTCACCGGCGTCTCAGGCGAGTTCTCGACAGGCTCACCGTTCCTCAGCGACAGTGCCTCAAGCTGTGCCGTCTCGCCGGCGTTCATCGCCGCCGCGCCTGAGAGCTGTATTGCCCACGAAAACGTGAGTCCTCCGGCGACTTTGTTTTCCATGTCGTCTATCGCGGCGTTCGGCTCTTCGTAATAGAGGTAGAATTCACATATGTGGACGCTCTCACTGTCTCCTGTGAATTCCTGTATGAAGTCAGTGAATCCGTGCACGGAATAGGCCCCGGAGCCGAGTATCATACGGCTGTTCTGGGCGAGCTGCCTGGTGTGCTCGTTGTACTGGGCTTTCACGGTGTAATAGCCTTCTGTCAGCAAGAAAAACTCCTGCTTGTTGTTGCCGGCTGCCCGCGCAGGACTCTGCGCCACCACTATCGGCTCGCTCACAACGTTGCCGTAAAAGTCCAGATGATTCCAAACAGCGTTGCATCGCTCGGCTATCACCTCTGCCGTGGGGCTCGAGATGTTCTGCGGATTCGTCACAAGCCATGTCGAGCCCGCTGTCACTATCTTTGCGCCCCTTGGCACATAGTCTATCTCCGCACTGGCAAAGAGTACCGACTTTATGTCATCAAACTGCTTCGATGAGCCTGCCGACGGATTTACGATATCCGCAAGGCGTATATACTGCGTGCTCCATGCACAAAAGTCGTGCGGGTCGAGGCCCTGCACTTCGGCCTTGAAGAAGTCAGATGCATATTGCGCGTTTTGTTCGAAAAACGCCGTGGTATTCCGCTCATAATACTGCTTTTGCCTGGAGCGGTATTGACGGGGCCTGTTCTGTGCGGCCGCCGGCAGCCCGCCCGAGAGCAGTGCGGCGTTTTTCAGAGAATCATTGAGGCTCATCTCCGTCGGTCACCGCCTTTGCAGATAATGTGTTCGTGTTCTCTTTCCCCGCTGAGGGATAAAGAGTAGTGCTGGGATAGAGCGTAGTCGCCGGATACAGCGGCTTGAGCGTCTGCATGGAGAGCAGCGCCATCTTGCGGCTCAGTCTCACGGCTCGGCCCCCCTTATCCCACGTTGCCTTGCAGCGTCCAGACGTTCGTGTCCAGCTTTTTGAGCGCCGCGGAGGTATATTGGTCGGCTATCGCGCGCGTGCTCGATACGCACTCGAGCGTCACGCCCGACGCTCCCGCAATCGTCACGGTCCCGGCTCCCCCGCGGTATATCTCGATCTCCGTGCCTATCGGAAACGCAGCGCTTGCGTCCGCCGGTACGGTTATGGTTATCGCCGAACTGTTCGTGCAGCGCTGAAAAGTCCCTGCGTCTGCCAGAGTCAGCGTCTTGCCTCCGGTCACGGCGACTATATGGGACGACGCCTGCGCCGCCGTGACCTTGCCGTTGGCATCCAGGCTCGCGACGCCGCCGGCCACTCCGACAGAGCCCACGGATATATACTCGTCCCCATTTGGGTCGAGCAGGGGCGTCAAGGCTCGGATGCCCATAGCTCAGCGCCCCCTCTTTTAGCCGATAACGGTCACGGCGTAAGTGTTTGCGGGTATCGCCGCCGCCGCCACGATGGATATTGTCACGGTGTTGGCATCCGTTATCGCAACTTCGGGTATCACAACGTTGAACGGCGAAGCCACCTCAGCAACGCTCACAACGACCGCAGAAGTGTTCAGCCCGTGCGCCACAGTCCATGTGCAGATGTTCCCGCTCGGCGTGAGCTGCGGGTTCTGCGTGGTGTATTTGTTCGCCGCGCCGCTGGAGGGAGTATAGACTGTCACCTCTGCGCCGTTTATCTTGATATTGCCGTTGGTGTCCGATTCCTCGACCTTGGTAGCGCCTTCGGCTATGCCGTCGAGTTTGGTCTTGTCGGCCGCACTCATTGCGCCGGCCGTTCTGGTAGTGGCAAGCGCGAGCGCCAGCCCCTCGGCGGTGAGCGTCAGCCCGTTCGCCTGTGCGGCCTGGAGCACGAGCGAGATGACATTCGAGCCGCTTATCGTGACGCCGTTACCCGCAGTGTAAACAACGCTCGGGGAAATCTCGACATACTGCGTGCCGCTCCAACGGTAAGTTCTGTTGACGTAATCGCCGGCGCTGACTATGACGTATATGATGCTCGAACTCGGGGTGAGCGGCTCTCCGCCGTCGGTCAGAGACAGCCAGTCGGCTGCAAACGGGGTGGAGCCGACTATGTAGGCGTCGACCACATCATCAACGAAAGCGGGCAGCTGCGCAGCGGGCACCTTGCCGTCCGCGCCGAGGCTCGCAACGCCGTTTGCCGCGCCTTTCGTGGAGACGGGCACATAAGTGTCGGACAGGTTGGGGATGTCTCCGGCCTCGAGGTCCCTTCCGCCGGTCACAAGTCCCTTCTCGTCATAGGTTATCTTGGTGTGAGTGCCGCCGGCTATGGGAGAGTTTGCGGCAACTCGAGTCGTATCGGTCGGATGGACGTGATCTGCGCGCGGTATGGTATCGAGCGTACCCACGGAGGCGACGCCGTCCATCTTTATATTGCCGGTCTCGGTCTCGAAGTTCACCGCGCCGACGGTGATGATGTTCGTGCCGTCGTAATACTTAATTACGGGCGGGTTCGAGGCCGTGTTCATCCAGAAGAGGCCCTGCTTAAGCTGAGCTCCGCTCGGGTCTGTCGCCAGCTGCTGGAGTTTGGCGTTCTGGAGTTCATTGAAGTTGAGGTTCAGATTGTTCAGAAAAGGTATTGCCATTGGTTTTGCTCCTTTCGATCAGTTGAGGTATGCCGTCCCGGAAAACGGTGCCGAGAAGTGCAGCATCACCTGGTTTTGGCTTATATATTCCGCGTCCCCGTGTACCACGGTTCCCGCAGAATCGACCACGGTTATAGAGGGATATTTGTTCAGGTTGTGGACGATATCCCAGTCCCGCGCTGCGGCGCCCTGCGTATAAATGAACGTCGGGTTCTGGCTGTATACCCTCACGACCCTCGTCTCAGGCAGCCTCAGATCTATCATGGGAAGCTCACCGTTCATATCAGAGCACCACCTTTGATATAGATTTGTGCAGGTCGACGTAGCGCTTCCCCGTCCCTATAACGGCGTTGCCGCCGTAGAACTTCACCCGTGCCTGACATGCCACTGGCCCGCTTTTCAAAGCGAACGTCTCGGCCTGGGTAAGAGGAAAAAGGTATACGCCGCGCTCCGGGTCGTATTCGACCTCGGCGGGGTACATTTTCCTCAGCGGCCCTATTCGGAATTCGATCTCGGATATCAGGTCGGGGTCTATGAGGCCCGCGCTGTCCTTGAGCATCACCGGCAGGGGGAAAGCGTCGCCCTGAGTGAATCCTGTCATTCGCGCCCCTCCCTTGAATCAGAATACAGTTGAGTTGCCATAGCGCCCGTTTGCAAAGTGTGTGCGGTATGCCACATCCTGCGCATACCTGTTCATTTCTGAAAACAAGGCTGCCCGCCGTGCGGCGGTACGCTCACTCATAGCTCTTATGTGGTTGCTCTCAGAGCCCACGGAAAAGCTCTTGCTCGACACTTTCGGCTGCATGTTGAGCCAGTTTGTCTCAAACCGCTCGTACCATACAAGCGCTATGCAGAGCGTGAGTATGCGGCGCTCTTCGTATGTGAGCTCGTTTTCAAATTGCCCGTCGGTGTAAAAATCAATCTGGAAAAACGTGCCGTCCGGTATGCCAGCGGGGAAAGTCACATTGCCGCTCTCAGCGTCGTATGTCGCTTTGTCATACGGTATGGATATGACCTGCCCGTCGGCAATCTCGTTTATCTGCACCGACATGAGCTCGTATCCGGTCTTGCCGGTAGGCACTACAGTCGGCTCGGAGGACGCCTCAGCCGTCCATGTGCAGTCCGCAAACTCAGGCGCGGTGTAGGCGAGCCTTTCCCTCATCTCAGGCGGATTTGAGAAGATTGGCACGGCGTTCTTCACATAGAGCCACATGCGCCTGAAAAACAGAGCCGGGTTCTCCTGGAGCTGTCGCCTCAGTCTTTCGTCGTCTATCTCAACCATGGCGTTGTCAGTAATTATCTCAGATACGGCCGTTCCCATGCGCTGCGCCTCCCTTCCGGTCAATCTATCTCGGACTTGAACTTCTCCATCACGGGCCTGAGCATCCCGTCGGGGTCTATGGCCTTCGAGATGTCGTTTATGGCTTTGATTTTGTCGATGTTGATGCGGTTGTCTCCCCGCTCGCTCGCGCTGATAAAGCGGCGCGCCACAAAGCGCTTGTGTTCGGGACACAGGAGTTTGAACATGCCTGTCAGTTCATCGACGTCAAAATCGAGCATCCGGTCGAAAGCCCGCTCGTCCAGAAACTCCCCGTCTCTATAGAGGCAGTTCCAGCGCCGGCGCTCGTCATCCGTGAGCCCATCCACAACGATGAGGTGCCGCTTGTCTATCAGTTTTCGGGCAAGCTGCGACATGAATTTGCCGCCAAACTCCTTTTTCGGTATCTCAAGCGCGCTGTTCGGTCTCATGGTGCCGTACTCGGGCAGAATAAGTACATTGTCCGGAGATACCTCCGCCATATATACAACGGTCACGGTATCACCGCTTCCCACAGCTGGCCGCTGTACCGATGCCATGGCCTCTTCAACCGCCTTTTTTGCTGCGGCGGCGACCATAGCGGCGACTTCGGCTTCTGTGTACAGCTTGGTCTCGGTCTCCGCGGCGGCCTGCACAGCGCCGTCGGGCGCCGCCTGGGTCTTTGTCGTCTCAGCGGCTGCGCTTCCCTGCTCCACTGTCATTGCTTTTCTCGGTGCCATACTCTTATACTTCCTTTCGATGAAAATTCAGCGGGGCTGAGGCTGTGAGCCTCGCATAAGCGCTTGCCGCCCCACATATGCACCCGAGAGAGGGCTTGTCCCTCCCTCGGGTCTGTTTTGTCAGCCCAGCGTCACGTTGTCGATGACGGCAATCTTGCCGGCAAATACCGGCTGGATGTCCATGACGGCGGTGACGTTGATGTCGAGAGTGAAGTCTGCGGTCTGGCTCGGGTCCATCTCAATAGTGATGGGCGAACCGTCGGCAATAGCGCCGTAGATGGGCGCGAGGCTGCGTCCGACGCGGGCGCCTATGAAGATCATGTCCGTCGGGAAAATCATCTTGCCGGTGGTGTTGATAGTGCCGGGGACGAAAGCCTGGCTGACCTCGTACAGCGGAGTGCCGCCGACTACTCCGAGGAAACCGTTGCGCATCCACTCAGTGCCGAGACCATAGGTCAGCGCAGCATCGGAAGCGGTGCCGTTGGGCAGAACAGCCTGAAGTGCCTGATATGCGCCCCACGCCATGAGCTGGCTGCGGTTCACGCCGTTGGCGGTTGCAGCCGCAACGGTGGCGTTCGCCCAGTTGGCAGAGCTGTAGGAGTCAAAGCTCAGATACTCGGGCACATACTTGGTGTCGGCTGCGCCCTCGGTCAGCGCCTTGGTGAAGAGCGCCATTATCTTGCTCCACAGGCCCTGGATGATGGCTGCATAGTACCAGCCGGCATCCATACCCTCGTCAGCGGCAATGAGCTGATACCACTTGATAGTGGCGTTGGCCGAATAGGGCCTCGGGTTCAGCGTCACAGTGTCGTTGTAGAGGTAATTCTTCGGCACGCTGCGAGAAGCGCCCCAAGAGCTGTCCTGGAAGAGGAAGATATCATTCGAGAGAATGGTGATCTCCTTGGTGCGGCCCATGGGCACGGTGGTGAAGTTCATCATCGGACCCGCCAGGTCGGAGATAACGCTGTAGAGCAGCGGAGCCACGACCTCGCTGTCAATGGCGGACATGGTGCGCAGGAAAATGGGGTCTTTGTAGAGGCTCAGGTCTGCCTTGACCTGTCCCACGTTCTCGGGCGCGGGCCTGCCGACAGCCTTGTAAGCCTGTGCGGCGCAGAATATGAGCTTCTTCTCCATGTGCGAGCGAGCCATCTTGGCATAGTCGAGGCCGGCAGCCTCAATGCGGCTTGCGTATCCGTCCTCCTTGGAGAGGTTGCGCATAGTGCTCACGTTCCTGCCTATGTACTCAGCCGCACAGACACGGCCGGTGGCAACAATATTGTTGCGGCTTATCTTGCCGACAGTCTCGTCGGACTCCTTGTTCACAGCAAAAGCGTCCCTACTGAGGGAGTTGAGTTTGAGATTCATTCTAGGCATTAAAAATCACGCTCCTTTCTACGATTACTCGCCGGCGGCTTCCGCGGTACGCGCGACGCGGCAGACATATCCGCCGAATCCGGCATCACGTGCGCCGACCGTAAAGGTCTTTGGATACAGAATCTCGAGATACACACCCGAACCGGCCGCCGGGATAGTCGTGGAGGCCACGAGCAGCCCGTTAGCAATGGTGGCGTACTTATAGGTCGCGCCGCTCGGGGCAGTCGAGAAGTTGCCGACTCCGAAGGCGTACTGCTCGCCGACGATGAGCTCGGTGAAAGTGCCGCGCTCGTCCTTGGGCAGCTCAAGGCCGAGGAAGTTGGCTCCGATCTGCCACACGTTCGCGCCGCTTGCCACTTTGCGCACGTCGTAGCTGTTGAAAGCGTAAATGCCGGTGTGGTCTCCGTAGCGCCCGGCGGAAAGCCCGCTCGCGGCGGCAATCATCTCCCAGGCATTGCCGTTGAGGATGTCCGCGCCGCTTGCACCCATGCCCTCATAACCGGAGTTGGGAAGCAGGGCCTGCTGGACGCAGAGGAAGCCGGAGGGGCATATGTCGCTCGTGAAAGAGGCATCGGCCCCGGCGCCGAAAATACCGGTCACGTTCTGGATGTTGTTCCTGGTGATGTTGGAGACGATCACCTCGAAAGCGGTATTCGCAATACTTGCCATTTTCTATTCACTCCTTTTTGTGTTAATCAGCGGTTATGCTTGTGTAGAGGTTCTCGAGGAAGTCCCCCGTGCCTCCCTGCGGGCCGTCGAACTCGGGTTCGAAAGCATAGCGCTTGTTCCTGGCCTGTCTGGCCAGCTCGGCGCGGCGGCTGTCGAGTGCCATCTGCTCTTTCATGGCGCAGTCACGCACGGCGCTCTCGATTGCCTCGGCACCGGTCCACTCGCCCTCCGCGTTCTCACAGCCGGCGTAGTCACCTCTGTCGGCGGCCTCGAGCAGCGAGGCTATGCAGGTCTCGGCAATCTGCTCTTCCTCGCAGCGGTTGGCATTTATGGCCTTGAGCTCGTCCAGTGCCGCCTGGCGCGATGCCTTGATGCGGCGGGCCGTCTCGCGGTTGCGGGCGGTGTCAAGCTCCTTGTGGAGCTTGTCGAGCTCGGCAGCGTCTGCGTCGGCCTGAGCGCTCAGCGTCGCGAGCTGTTTTGTCGCATCTGCGAGCAGATTGTCGACAAGTTCATTCACAGCAATGCTCATCTCGCTGTCGCCGACGGTCACATTAGAGCTGAGCGTAATGGGGCAGATACGCTCGGCCTCAACGAGGCTCTTCTCGGCATCCATGAAGGTATAGCTGAAAGTCTCATTGCTCTCCTTGGACATGAGGCACACGTTCCTGCCGTCCTCGCTGAAAGCGAGAACGCGGTAGTTGGGAAACTTGGCCGCCAGTTCCTTGGCGAGCGTTTTATTCTTGAACATGCAGTTATTCACTCCCTTTTTCTTGTTTTTCGGCTCATTCCCGCCTGCTGCGGGGTTGGACAGCGCCGCCACTCTCAGCCTCATCGTTTTAAACTGGCTGCTGAGTTCGGCCAGCGCCTTGATGTTTGCCCCAGGTATTGCGGGCGGGACATGCTCGCCCAGAATAGTCACGCCGAGGCCGCTCCAGCGTGTGAATACGTCGATGTCGCCGTTCTTATGCTGTTCGTGGACATCGGTTTCAGCGGAGACCTCCATGCGCCCTGTACGCACGATTTTCTCAACCAGCTCAGGAGCGTAAACTTTCCAGATACGCCCTTTTGCGACTATCCATTTATGACCACCCTCTTCAACGAGGGATATGTCATCTTCGTTTTCCGACACTGTGCCGACTATGCGTTCGGCAGTCGGAGCCATGTAGCTCTGGTAATACGAGCCGGTCTTCGGGTCGTATTTTTCAAAGCTGTTGTGCCCGTCGCCCACCTGATTGCCCACATAGGCCACAAGGATAGGCGTCCCGACAAAAGTACGGTAGGCCGCTTCAATGTTCTGAAAGTCCCACTTGTTGTCGTTCACACCGTCACGCATAATGCGCAGCTCGACGGCGAACTCATATTTGCTCAGACGTTTCAGCACCCTCAGCTCACCGGAGAACTTGTCCGAGCCGCGGCTGAGCGCTTTTGGCTTGAATCCGGCCATCAGTCGTCATCCTCCTCCGCCTGGGCCCAAGCGGGGCCGTCCTCGCCGTTGAGCAGGTGCAGCATCCAACTGTCGTAAGAGGTCGGACTGTTGGCCTCGTCGTACATCGACCACGCCGAGATATATTTCTCGCGCTCGGCCGACACGGCCATTTGCAGGTTCTCGAGCTGCCTGCCCTGCGCCTCGCAGCCGGAGGCGTCGCACACGCGGATAAATTCGAGCAGCGCCCGCTCGATCTCGTCGAGCAGCTCCACGCAGTGCGTGTAGACCTCGTCCATATCCGCCACTCGGCGGTCAAAAGCCTCTGTCGCTCCGTATTCCTGCCGTATGTTCCGCTGATGCAGGATGTCGCCCACGACATCAAACTGTCCGGGGAACCAGTGCGCCGTTCTGTGTATGAATTCCGAGGTATTGTTCAGCCCGAAATCGACCTTGACGATTTCTTTCATCTCGTCAAAGTGCCTGGCGGCCCTCTCATATGCCTCTGTCACGCGGCGTGCCGGTGTTGAAAGCACGTTAAATCTCGCGCCGTATTCCTTTGCGGTCATTCCCAAACCCTCCTTAAACGCAAAAAAGAGGGCCGGATATGCAGAATCACTCTGTATATCCGGCCCTCTTCGGCCTCTCCCCGGCAGCCCTTTCCGCCGGGGAAACGATCTTCAGTTCTTTGTTTTCGGCGGCGCCGTTATACGTTTGAGCACCTTAACTGTATCGGCCACTATTCGGCAGCCGTCTTTGGTGTTCTGTATGCGGACATCCGCACCGCTCTCGAGCGCCTTGTTTATGACCTCGAGATCTTCTTTTCTGAGCATCAGACGAGCCCTCCATCGGTGTCGAGGTCGTCCTCACCGCCCTCGGCAATATTCCCGGTCTTTACATCCTCAATCGTCTTGCGCGGCCGGCCGCCCTCATTGTCTCCGGCCTGCGGCGGAAGCCCGCTCGTGTCCTGCTTCGCCGAGTAGCTCGTCACCATCGGTATACGCAGGTCAAGGACGCCGCTCTCTTTCACGGCTCTGCTCATAGAGAGATCTCCGAGCACCGAGCGCCCCTTGAGCGCCAGATAGACATATGTGTCGGAGAGCACGCCGCGCTCCATGCCTTTCTGCGCGGCTTCAAGCAGCTGGGAATCGGTTGAAAATCCCCCGAACATGGTGAAGCGCCAATCGAATTTCGTCTTGAGCTGAGAATAGATGTGCTCCATCATATTCTCCATCTGCCGGTAAATGCACCAGCAAAACCGCTCTTCGAGCTGCGCGGATATGGCGGCGGCGCCCGCCCTCGGGTTTTCCGCCGTCGGGATGATGCCCGACAGCCCCGATTTGTTCATGGCGTATTCATAGCCTTTAGTGGAGATCTCCGTTGCGTTCGGCGCCTCCGAGAGCGAGTCTATATGCAGGTTTTCAACTGGGGCAAAATATGCGCCTATGCCGCCGGTGTTCGCTGCCGCCAGCATTTCATCCCAGTATGACAGGAACAGAGTCCGCCCCGCAGACGAGAGCATATACTGGTCGTCGGCGGTAGCGCCTTTGTCCTGCCGGTACGGTATCTCGCCGAGCGCGACTGATATCAGCGGGTTCTGCACAATCTCAAGCTGCACGCTCTCGTATGCCGCTATCTGGTCCATTGCGAGAAACAGTCCGGTGAAGGGAGACGCTACGGTGCGCGTCGCGTCGTCGGCTTCAAACACCCAGCATTTGTCCACTGGTAAAGTCACCCAATAGGCCCATGTCCCGTTCTGGTTGTAGAGCTCCGGCGCCCCCGCGGCGTTCGCGCGCAGTTCTTTATATCTCGCTTGATTCACCCGGAAAGCGCGCCCGTCTGCCGCCCTCACGAGATTGCGCTGAGCATAGACGACCGTCTTTCCCAGTCCCGGCGGCGCGCTCACAGGCTCAAGTATGCTTGCAAAATCGTCGAGGAAAGGCTCAAACAGATCTCCGAACTGACGCCAGTCCGAGCCGGGCTGCAAGAAATACATCATATTGAACATGACGGTGTATTTCGAGACATTGTTGAAACCTACGATTTTCCACCAGTCCGATGGGAGCTGTTGAAGAAACGCATGGTTGATTGTGCTGTGCGCTTTGTCGACCGAGAAGCGTGGTATATATGCCACTTTGCCTTCCTGAAGCGCCTGTCCGGTTATCTGATGCGCCCACTGGTCGGGCTTCATGGCATGGTTGAATTTGTCTATGAGTATTGCCTCACGCTCAAACTCTCTGCTCCGCGCGTCCTCAGCGGTGAGATACGCCGCGTGAGAGAAATAGTGATAGGTGTTTATCGCCTGGTATGTGCTGCGTATCTTTCTATAAGGATAGGCCGACCATTCCAGCGCGTGCGACACTTGCCTGAGCGCTTGCTCGTTGCCGTCAGGAGCGACGAGCATCTTCGCTATGTCATCTTTGCCGTAATCGACAGGCAGAGACGATATAGCTTTCACACGCCGGTTTTGCACATATGGGTTCGTGGCTTGGGAGGCCCGGGCATATGCCGACATGACGCTGTTTACCGGCATCCCGCCATATTCCGCCGCCAGGTTGCGCGCCGCCGAAAAGAACTCGGAATAACTGCTATATGCTTCCGGTTCTCTCAGTTTCGGGGTCTGCACCTCCATCACCCTCCTTCAAGTGTTGTCGCTCGGCCTCCAGTTCTTTTCTGAAAGCGTCATAAAAAGTCTTAGCCTGCCGGAGTATCTCCGTCTTGTGTTCGGCGACATACTCGCGGCGTATCTGTTCTATCTGCTCTTTCAGCCATTGCGCCGCCAGCGCCGGCAGCCTGTCGGTGTGAGTCACCGCCGCACTTTTTTGAGGCGGCTTGTTTTTTGTATAGAGCAGGCAGTAATCCGGCGTTATGAGATAGTGCCGCTCCTCTTCGCCTATGTCCTCCGGCCGCACGACGTAAAGGCCATATTTTTTCTTTCCTGCCATCGTTCAGAACCGCCTGCCTCCCATTCTCCCCAGTCCGCGTGCCGCCTGATGAGGCACGCCCCTCGGCGCGCCGAGACGTTTCACTGCGTCCAGTTTTTCTTTCCAGTCGCTTTGCTTCTGGTGGAGCTCCTGATACATCTCTTTTTCAAGTATCTGTGCAAGCCTCAAGGCATATTTGAGAGCCGACCACGAGTCGCGCTGTATCGCTTTTGATATGCGCTTTTCCGACATGCTCGAGCCCGACAGCGACTTCTTGAGGTTCTGTATCTGCCCGACCAGCTCGCGCGTCTTGAGATATGGCACGGCTATCGAGGCGTCGCTGTAATCGTCTTTTATCATGTGGTACTTCTTATATGACTCAACGCCCTCATTGAGGTTTGCCGTAAGCAGCCGCACATTGCGCGCCTCAAACTGCGTCTCAGCGTATCGCAGCATTTCTGCATCCGGGTCGGTCACGCCTGCGCCACCGGCCTTTATGGGATATATAACCGGCAGGGCCCCGTCGAGTTCAGCCTCGGTGTAGCTCGCATGGTCCTTGACGCACAGTGGCGGCAGCCCGTCGTCGAGATCTTTCATCAGATCTTCAACGACCGCCTTGCCGTATTGCCATCCATCTATCGCGATATATGTCGCGGCGCCGCCCTCCATACAGAAGCGATACCACATGTCTTTCACGCGCTGGGCCTGTATCTTGCTGTCGGCCGGCGGCGGCCAGTCATCCATATAGACAAGGCTCTTCAAAAAGCGGTCACGCTTTACGAAATCCTTTTGCCGACTGAGTTTTAATACGGCGGTAGCGCACTTTGCGTTCCGTGCGCCGTCCTCATAAGACACATCATATCCGATGATATATATGACCGCCGGGTCTCCGCAGTGGCGGTTCTCCATCACCATGAGATTACGGCTTTCCGTCAGCACTTCATCACGTATTACCGGGTTTTCATCCGCGCCGGTGTATCGCGCCTCCATTTCACGCAGCCATTCCTCGGGCGTCAGCTCTTCTTTGAGGTTTTCGGCCCATTCATAGGGTCTCATGAGCGAGAGCACCACCACATGCCACGGGATATCTGCTGTAAAGGCGCTGTCACCCTGTATCATAGCTCTGCGGTTTTTGCATCGCGTCTGATATGCGTGGTTCTGCTTGCGTCCGGCGGACGTTATAGAGTGCTTTTGATAGAGGATATATGCCGGATCCGGCTCACCGCCCACCATATGCTGAAGACGCACAGCGGGGAGCACGACGCGCTTATACTCCTCGTAGTCAAAGGCCGGCTGTTCTTCCTGTGCGTACTCTTCAGCGGTGACGTCGCTTATGTTGTCGCCTCGGTAGGCGGATATGGAAAACGTCGATTTAAACGGCGTGGATATTTCAAACTTGTCCGTGCTCTCGCTGTCAACGCAGTAATGCTTTGTCAGCGCGGGATAATCGTGCTCGAGCTGCCTGTAGGTCTTGCTGCCGATAGATGCCATCTGCTTATACGACGGCCCGTAATAGCTTGATTTTGTGCCCGGCCACAGGATATTCCAGACAAGCTTCTGTTTGAATTTGGTGTTAGTCTTCGTGAGGCCGCGACAGCCTGTGATGTCTACATTCTGGTATCGCGCAAAGGCCCGCATCATCACTCGCTGTATGAGTTCTTCATTAGCGTAATCCGCTTCCGGGCTGCGCAGCAGGTCACAGAGCGCGTCGGGATACCAGCGCCAATAAGAGATCAGGAGCGCCCAACTGTCATTCTCAAAGTCGGAATAGTCGCGCTCCTCGGTCGTCTTTTTCTTTACCCATCCGACGCCCGAGACCCACACTCTGCCCGTTCTGTGCGTACTCACTTCCCGGACCCGCCTTTCTTTTTCGCCGGCGGCTTACGCAGCAGTCCGAGCTTCTCATAGGCTTCCTTTTCCATCGGCAGCGGCTCCTCAGCGAACTCCCCGTTCACGTCCTCGAGTTCAAACTCTTTCGGCAGCACAGAATACTCCGACAGGCCGTCATTTGACCTTGAGGCATTTATGATCTTGAGCAGCATCTGATCTGCCGCGTCCTTGGTATATGGATATCTTGGATTGTCCCCGCGCAGCTTTTCGAGCAGTTGGTCATGAGAAAGCAGCTTGCCGTTCTTCATGTAGCCTTTGCGCTCCAGAGCATCAACGATGCTGTCAATGCGCAGGTCATCCAGGGGCTTCTCATCCTTTTTTCGCAGGTTCTCCGAGGCAAGGTTTGTCTGTATCATAGCGTTGAGCTTCTGAGCCATGTTCACGTTGCCTACTCTGAGATATTCCTGCTTGGCGAACTCCATCGAGGCACAGTCGCGCAGTATATATTCCTGCTTGGCGTTCAGCCCGCCCTGGCTGCGGAAGTCCTTGGAAAACGCCTCGTATATGCGGTCGAGCTCGTTGTAGTCATCTGTACTGTACGGATTTTTCTTTGGTCCGTATCCCCAGTCTTTGCGCTGCTTTATAGTGCCCTCTTTCCTGCCCCGTGCAGAGCGTTCAAGGTCTACCGCGCGTGAAAACTCACCTTTTTCAAGGTCGGCTCCGAATATCTTGGATATATTGATAAGCCCCTGGAAAAAGGAATATGGCTCGCCTCCTCGCGTCGTCCCGAGCTTCTTGGCTCTCAGGTTCTCCATATAGGCTATCCAGGGCTTTTCCTCGCCCTCGAGCGGTATGGCTTTCATGTCAAACGGTGCATTGAAAGCTATGCAGCAATAGAAAAAAGCCAGCGACGGAGATGTCTCATCGGCCATCTCATCATAAAACCTCTGCTGGCAGTCGTAGCAGTAAGGAGTCAGTCCGGTAAAAGCAGTCCACTTTTTCGGCGCTGGCCGCGTATTAAATTCATTCAGCTCCACGCCGCAGTTCACGCAGTTTGCCATGAACGGCTCCTTTCCTGAGTCACATATTATCCACAATTATGAGGCTGAATTACAAAGATAACCTTGTTCCCAAGACTAACTACTCAACACCGAGACCGAAGTCTGCGTTGCCTCTCCACCGCGCCTCGTCTGTTTTGAGAACCGGGGACAGCCTCATAGCCACGGCACTTTTCAGCCCTCCGCCGGTATGTCGGTCGGAGCCGTTCCTATTAATCGACCGGTGCCAGTCCAAACAATTTTCAACGCGCCGCTTACATACAGCGCACGCGCAAGGCTCTCAGCGATTTTCACCCGCTACTGAACCATATAAATCCCGACTCACCGGAATTGCACCGGAGCACTCCGCATGGCAGAGCGTGACCCTTATCGGGGCGTGGTCATATATTTTAGCAGAAAGGAGAAGCGGATATCCGGGCAATGCCGGATGAAGTCTCCGCAGGGATTCGAACCCCGCGCGCAGTAAGAAGGAGTAAAGAAACTGCGCCGCCTCGTCGGCTCGGAGACGTATAGTCCTGATTCAGGACTATGCCGCGGGGTGTCATCTTTGCCCGCGTCTGGGTGCCGCTTTGGGGCTCGTGCGCCCGTTGCGGCATGAAATTCGCGCTTTCCCGCTTAATTGTCACACCTTATGCGCCCAAAGTTGACCTACAACTCTGGATGGTACGCACGGCAGTTTTCAGCGGGATAGCGCCGGTGGAAGTCATGGCACCGCCACCGCTTCCGTCACCATGAGTAGACGGGCGCCGTTACCTTTGTCCGGTGCATAACTGGCGCTCTAAGCCTCCGGTATAGTGCCTTTCCACAGTCAGCCCCTTGTCGGAGCAGTTTGCCACATGGGAGGTGTGGCCTCCCACGGCACTATTATAGTATATATACTACAAAAATCAAGCTATTATTTTGTACCATTTTAGCAAAAACGACAACCAGCGTTCTATATTGCTACGCCAGTTGTCGCTTGCGATATCTGCGGTTTCAAAATAAAAATTTTCTCGGCTGCGGTATTGTGCATGCATTCCCGAGGTTCGCGCCGTCCGACACCTCGGCAATGTGCTCGTTCGGATGCCGTATCTGCTCGGACTTACTCGTCGGTCGTCCCAGCTCCCGTGTTGAAATGCACTGTCCGGATCCGCGATGTGCTGGTTCCTACCTTTTCCTGCTTCACCGCTACAGTATATCCGGCCTTTATGAGCAGACCGGCCAGCGCAGCCGCATCAGCCTCAGTGAGTTTTCCGTCTCGCTGCTTGTGGATTATCATAGCCTCGTCCCTCCAATCCAAAAATTTTCCCAACTGCCACAGCTTTGCCGTCGAGTTTGAAACGGCACCCGGCTTTTTTCATACTCTCGAGCGTCTTTTCGTCGGGTATACAATCGGCGCAGTCTGTATAGAATTTCCTGGCTCCGCTCTGGAATATCTCTAATCTCATCCCGTACCTCCTCAGCCCGCCGTGAAGCGTGGGCATTGCCTCACGATGTAACTCTCGTTCGTCGCAGCCGCCGTACTGTGATGTGTACGTATCCTGGTTGGTATCGCGTCCCATCCACTCACTGAAATGAAGCTGCGCGACCAGGAACACCCTCCACAGGCGTTGGCGCATCGCCAGCACAACGTATCGGACAATTTGCTCTCCTCGCCGCTCTGCCCTCTTGCCTCGAGAAACTGTCTTGCCATTCTTCTTTCAACCCTGCCGAGCCCGATCTCGCGGAATATGTCCGTGTCGCTCATGCCCCGCGCGCGCCGCTCGGCCAGATACTCGGCCCGCGCCTCGTCGCCCATGCGCTTGAGCGCGGCATAGCTCGTGACCGCCTGCATCATCGTATGTACACCTCATATTCCTGCTTTAGCGTGTTGAGCAAATCGCTTACACTTACGTACCCCTGCGCGACGCTGCTTGACAGTTCGGTTATTTCCGACCACAGCGTTTGTAAGTCCTGCGCCGTCGCTCCGTGCTTATCGCAAAGCACGGTAAAAAACATAGCCATAGCCATGGCGGTCGCCTCGTCAACAGCCGCGTTTTTGGCTCGCTCGACGTCGGCCATCGACGCCGGTCGGCGACGCGGATTAATTTTCTTTTTAGCCATCTACATCCCGTCCTTAATTTGCCATGCTAATGCTGTTATCAGCACCAATGCCAGACACATCAAAATCCTCATTCGGCAACCCCTCTTTTCGTCCGTGGAGTGTATATCCGATTCTCTGCGTTCCTCTCGACTTTTCGGACATCTCCCAGCAACCGTTCGAGTCCTTTCACGACAGGCCGGTTCTCCTCGACCCAGTTCAGAACGGGCGCAGTCTCCGACATCGTGTCCTTTGCGGCTCTGCGCCGTCGCCTGGCTGTTTTCAGCTCTTTGCCCATTTGAGCGAATTCACGGTACTCATGCTCTTCCAGTTCCAAACTATGTAAAATATCCTGTATCTCGTCGTTGGCCTCCTGCTCGTCCGCCTCGGCCATGTGATAGCGCTGTTCACATTCTCGGAGGAAAGCGAGAAAAGCCTCGATTGCTCCACTGGTCATTCGCTCGCCTCCATTGCCTTGAGCACTGCCTGCGCGTCTGTTTCGGTGGGGTATACACTCTCGGCGCGGGCCCAATCGTGCCCTCTTATCCCAATAGAGTCCAGTGTCCAGTAGTTCACGCGGGCATCATCGAAGCACAGCGTACAGCGTATATCCTCGATTTTGACCTTTTTAACTCTATAGGCCGGTTTACTTATTCTTCCTCTACCGCTGCAATGTGGGCAGTGAATTTCTTTTTTACCCAGAACCGTCTCCGCGATTAGGCGCGCTGCGCCGCCACATACAGGGCAGCACTCAGTATGATGCCAGTCGCTATCGATAATATAAGCCTCGTCGCCCGGAGCAAATCCTCCGGTGGCGTATCTTGCCATACGCTCAAGCAAGATCTTGGGTATTTCAGTTCGCTCAACTTTTTCGGCTTTTTCCTTTGCCTCTGCTATCTGGTCATCGATATGCTTCAGCTGACATTGTTTGCGTGCGATCTCTTTGTCGAGACGGTTCACTTCTGCTTCAGCATTTTTCGCCTGCTCCATCACCTGCTTCACTCCGGTTTTGAGCTGCTCCGAAAAATCGCAAATCGCCTTGCGGACTATATCTTTTGCTTGGTCAGGCTCATCAAAATAGTCGTCTATTCCCGGCATATCTATGCCCCAAAATTCATCGTCATACTGGCTCATCCCAGTTCTCCTTCCTTTTTGATCTCATCGCCCCGTGCTCCCAAAGCCGTTGTCGCCGCGCTCACCGCCGTCTATGTGCTCTGCGAGCTCCAGCTCAGGCCGCTCGACGCGGATAATCACGAGCTGCGATATTTTGTCTCCCGCGCGGACAGTGTAATCATGGTCGCCGAGGTTGTAGAGCTTGACTGTGATGCTCCCAGTGTACCCCTCGTCTATAGTCCCATCGCTGATGATGTTGTGCCGCACGTTGAGGCCGCTCTTGCTTTTGAGCTCGCCCGCCGTCCCAGGCGGCAGCTCGATATGCACGCCGGTGTCAAATACGGCAGAGCCGTGCGCTGGTACAACAGCGTCGTACATGGCTCTCAGGTCGAGCCCGGCGTCGGTCTCATGTGCGCGCTCGGGCATGTAAGCCCCCGCGTCCAGTTTGATTTTCATAGTTCTCCCTCCTTACTCATCCAAAAACCAATTGCAAAATGTTTTTGCTGGACATGTGTCGCACTCAAACGATGGTTCATTGCATTGCCAACCAAAATCTCGGACAAGGGCGAGCCTCGTTTCGGCATCGTACCAATCAATTTCAGATAATCCCTTGTAGAGTTTGTCCGCCTCGGGCATTCGGTGCACCCGTATATTGATATATTCGGCATCCTCGCAGCAGTCGCACGATTTTGCTATCATTTTCGCTTGGGTTGTGTTTTCGGCAAAAACAATAGTCGCGCAGTCGCCGTCTTTTTCGCGGGCATAGTATGCTTTAATCATCCTTCTTCCTCCATGTTGATAGGTGTTCCGACCGTCCCCACGCTCTCCGAGCTGCCCGTCGCCCGGAAAAACTCGCCGGGCATGGGGTAGGCAAAGCGGAACATGAGATAATTCGCGGCGTCCACGAGATGCTCTGTGTTGTGGTCGCGCTCAAATGCCTCGATGCAGCGCTTGGCAGTCGCCAGCGCGTCGACCCGGCCCTCGCCGAAGTTTTTGCGCGCCGGGCCGTATTTGTGATACGACACCTCAACGCGATTGCGCCGCAGCCGGTCGAATTCCTCGTTGTAGTCAGCCATCCTTGTCCTCCGTGTTGTTATACAGTACGTCATCATACAGGTCTTGGAATCTTTTGTTCCAGCCCTTGAGCCACCGGCAGGCAAGGAGACCAAGTAAAATCCATTCTGCGGCGGCAATGATTGTAAGAATATCAGCCATCCTGCTCCCTCCGTAGTGCGGCCTCGGCCTCTTGGCGGGTCAACTTTTCGGCAACCGCATCCGCAATAAATCTTGTTACCGGGTTATTGTGATAAAAACAGGTGTGCATAGCGGATTTCAGAGCGTTCTCCCCGTCCTTGTCCTCGCACCCACCCTCTGGCAACACCACGCACCGCCCCTCCCGGTCAGCCTGGGCAAGCTCGCGGAGGCGGGCAGCCGATACACCATATTCCTGCTCCAACAGTTCTAGCGCATACTGTGCGCCTTTCTTCCCCGCCTCTCTCGCCCATTCGTCAACGTCTGGTAATTTTGCCATTGTCAGCCCTCCTTCTGGCCGCGCCACTGCGGTAAGCACAGCTTCGTCCCACCCCTTGCGTAGCACTGCCCATTTTTGCAGTATTGGCAAGTATCCAGATTGCCTCCGCCATATGCCATAATGGTTTCCAGATCGCTTATTGCCGCATCATGCTCTGCTTTCGCCTGCTCCAGATCTGCCCGCAGCTTCTCATTTTCGGCCTGGAGCGTGGAAAGGGCGGTGGCGGCAACTCCCATTATGTTATGTCGGTTTCCAGCGCAAGCAACATGTAAATCTTCAATCAGCTTCTCAATGTCCATCAGGTGTCCTCCTCCGCTGGCTGCTGGAGCCAGTCATATGCGTCCTTGATATACAAGAAGTCTGGAACATTTAAGGGCGTTTCTCGCCTAAATTTAACTGCGCTAAGAAATACGGCTAGCTCCTCGTCGTCCATGCCCCGGATGCGGTCGGCGTTGGTTATCGGAACCACGCTGCCGCAGATATTCGGCTTGCATTTGCACATATACTGCGGAGAGCCGCAGTTGCAGCAATATCCGTCATGCTCAAATTTGCACATCATCATGTGCTCTCCTTTCCCTCGGCTAAAACAGCCGGTAATTAAGCATCTCACTATCAAGCATGTCCCAGCGGAACACGCGGTCATCCGGGTATATCAGGCCCTCGTCCTCGAGTGCAAAGCGCCGCTCAAAATCATGTACAGTATGGCCATCCGCCTTGAATGTGACCGGGCTGTCATTGTCCCATTTCAGCATCAAGGCCCACAACTCCGGGTAGTTCTTGCGCAGGAGCCGGAGCTGCCCCACACTCTGGTTGTGACAGAACCAGCACCCGCCACGGGTGGCTGTGCTGTAAATCGGGCTTAGTAGGTCGTTCTCCTCGCACCATTGACGGCAGTATGTCTCGTCCCATCCAGCCTCAACAAGTGGTGATTTCTTGGTGTCCGTCAGGTTGTGAAAGCGGTTTGGTTCGTCTGCCGCAATCCCGATATAGACGATATTTCCACCTTTCTCAACCGCTTTTAACGGAGGCATTTTGACAGCGCTGTTGCACCATGCTCCCGTTACACTAAACGGCCACCCGTAAATCATCCCTGGTCTTTTCTTTGCTTTCTCAGTTCTGACAGTGTAAAACCGTTCTTCGTATGTCCGTTTTGCTCTGGTATGTTCAACCTCAATACCCCACCGCTCCTTGATGATCTTGTCGGCCTTAGCTTTAAACTCTACCATGGGCGGCAGGTCAGCGGGTATTGTGTCCGTCGCCCAAACCTCCGCATGGACAACGCGGTCAAGCGGCCAACCCAGTTGCTCGATAGCGCCGAGGCAGGCCAGGCTATCCTTGCCGTAGCTTAGCGAGAGGACGTGCTCAGGCATTGGGCTCTCCCTCCGGCGAGCGGCAGTCAGGCGGTGCGGGGAAAGCATGGCGATACGGCCAAATTCCATATTGGTTTCTGACTTTCTCCGGCCTTCTTTTGTTATTAGCCTGCGTAAACCAATCTGCCCATCTACAATTATCCGGTCGATAATCTCCGTTAAAATCAATTCGGTCTATCGTAAGGCTTTCTTTATATCCGTGTTCTTTTGCCCATTTGACGAATGTCGGAAATCCGGTTTCTTTGTCCGACCACTCTTCACAGACTGTAATTCCGCGTCCTCCATAATCGTGATAACTATTTGAGTTCGGATTGAAACACCGGCTTATCATCGACTTCCAGCAAGAGTACAAACGCCGCTCATCAGAAGTTAACCCATGATGCTTCGCTTTTTCTCTTTTCACATCGAGATTTAGACAACCACAAGACTGGCAACTACCATTCCTAAGGTGACGGCCAAGAGCAATTCTCTCATTTCCACAGTCACATTTGCACCGCCACAGTATTTTCCTATAATCGTCGTGCCCGGCTTGCTCAATTACAATCAGTCGTCCAAACCGCTGTCCTGTTAAATCTCTAAATGCTCCTATTGTTCTCACCTCCGTCATCCTCCACGCTCACCCACTCGTTCGGCTGGGTGAGGGTGGGCACATGTTGGATGTCATAGAGCACTTGTTCCAACAAATTGAGCGCTACTTTGTCTTGCCTGACAATATCTGTATCAAGCAGCTTTTCAATTCGATACAGCTCGTTTGCGTCAATCGGACGTACTGCCATCTTTCAGCGCCTCCAATCCATTCACTTCATTGCCCCAAACATCCCATCCATCTGTTTTTTCTCTTGCAAATAGTTCAATCCTTGGTAAATCTCCGCAAATTTCAACGATTTTATCCCTTACACTCGCTGGCTTTCTGCTGTGTTCTCTTGCTGGTTCGAGTATGGAGCATCCTACATTTTTGACTATTGGTTTAATCCGGTTCTTTAATCCAGGCTTTACTCCAATCAAGCATAGCTCGTTATTCTGCCTTGTGTAATAGCCACAACCGATTTTTGGTGTCCCGTCCGCTTTCGTTTTGCACCAATCGAAACCGAGCCCATAATATTCATACCTCCATGCCTCCATAACACGGAACACATCCGGTAAGTTCGGAAATACGCACCAAATCCATAAGATAGAACGGTCTGTTCCAATTTCTTTAACGGGAAGGTTACATATTTCTTCAGTACTCATGCTTGGATAATGTTTCTCGTTATTTCTCGCATTTGTCCCGCTTTTCGGATTCCTCCAAGGCGGATCCGCATAAATAATGTCGTACTTCATGCGTTGTATAATTCCTCCAATCTCTCCATCACCATCTCCACGGCCTCGTCCGTTTTTGGCTGTCCGCACTCTGGGCAAAAGTCAAAACAGTCTCCATTGTCATCCTCGAACCCGCAATATGAGCACTTCCAAACCTCTGTCCAAAAGTTGTCAGTTGAGTGAGTGCGTACCCACTCACCCCTCCACGCCTTCT